ATTGTTGGTTTAACTCTTTCTAATCCAGATACTCTTTGATAGTTGACATCTAAACGTGTTGTGCTATCAAATTTACTATTAGTAGCAAATCTTTGTAATTGGTTTAATAATCTAAATCGTATCATTGGTGATAAGTAATGAAAATTAATACCCATAAAACCACCTTTTATTGCTTCAAGTGGTAATACCAATGGGAATGTATCGTAATATGGCAATCTGTCTTTTGTTTTTGGGTCGTATAGGAAAAGATTTAATCTACCACCAGAAGGCCTTTGATTAATTTTTCCTTGATTCAAAAGTTTTCGGGCAGTAATTGAATCCGCTAGAGATGATACAGCGTTCCTATACCATGTAGAGGATTTCTTAACCCCACCTGACTGTTTCTGTATTTTGTCAAATATACTTGCCATAACACTATTTATACAGAAAACCCAGCGATTTCTCGCTGGGTCCGTTCCTTTTAAAGTGAGAGAGATTTTACTCCTGCGCTAATTTACTAAAATAGTTCAATGAATCATCTTCATCGGTATCGCTAGCCATAGGAGTAGCACTTTGTGTAGGTACTTCAGCTGCTTCTGTTGCCTGTGGGAGGTCAGTTTGTTCAACAGTTTTAGCTGCTTTAGCACCACTAATTACTCGTGAAAGTTTCTCGTTGAGTTCTTCATACGATTTAAAATTATCTGGTGCCAAAAACGGTTGCAATTTGTGTTGCTTAGACCAAATTGCCTTTATGTCTTCATCTGATTCTGCAATTTGACTTACTGAATCAAATTCTGATTTATCATAATTCCAGAAACCGTCAACACGGCGTATCTTAATTTTGAAATTCGCCCCACGCCAAAAGTCAAATGGATTTACTGGTGTTTCATCTTCAAAGGCCGGTTGCATCGCTTCTGTCAGTTTGTCAAATATTTTTTTACCATATTTAAATAACATTACTTTGCCTTCATTTTCTGGATGTTTTGGGTCTGATACAACCAAGACATTAGAATAGTAAGAAAGTTTTCTTTTTCTTTTTCTAGCTATCTCTTTATCAGAATCTAAACCTGTGTTCCACAATCTTGTGTTTTCTTCTGATACAGGGTCTTTTTGACCAAGTGTTGTTAGACTGTTTTCAATATACCAACCACCTGGTCCTTGAAATGCATGAGACCATACTCTGACCCATGGCATATCTTCGCCTTCTGAAGCTGGCAAGAATCTTAGTACTGCATAACCATTGCCTGTTTTATCAAGTTCTGGTTTCCACAATCTATCATCTTGATATTTGTTTTTGTTTGCTTGGTCCTCAGGATTGAGGTTTTGTTCTAATGCCTTTGTTAATTTATCAAAGCCACTAGAGGAAGATTTTAATGATTCAAAATCCATATTTTTTCTCCGTATTAAGTATTTGTATTACTGTATTATTGTATTGTAGCACTTGCTACATTACTATTTATACATTGAAAACCATTATATACCATTTATTTGCACTTGTCAAGCATGGTTTGGTAGTCAATGTAAAATAGATTTTTGTTGTCATTCCAGTCATCAATTCTACAATTCACATTATCATTACCAAGTTCACCTTTTTCATTAACTTTGTAGAAATGAATGTCTGAAAATTCTTTAAATATATCATTCCATTGTATTACCCAATTTTGATGTGGTGTGGGTTTATTTTGTTCAGCAACATAATGTTTTGTGCCTTTATATAAATTATTAACTGTTTTAGCATTACTTCTTAAATCATGGCCTATTAAAAAGACCTCACATGGTTTTTCTTGTTTACAAGCTATATAACCTGATGTAGGCCCAGCAGCCCATCCTCTGTCCTTATTGTCATCATAAATGTCGGTGATAGAATGTGATTTATCTTCATCAGATATCCAACTTACATATAAGTGAGAATGATTTACATGTTCTTTTACTATCTCTTTACCTTTTGATTTATTACTCTTAATTATGTTTGCTATACCTGATAAGTTTGTGCCATGCATAACAAATTCTTGTTGATTAATTCTTTCATTTTCAATATGACTATCATATGTTTCTTTTAATTCATCTATCTCTAGCTTAGTTAGGCCAGCATAGACCATCATTTCATAATGCATAGCAGGTACTTTTGTCCAATTTCTAAACCAAGATTGATTTTCATAACAATAACCTGAATGATATATTTCATGCATAATACCATGGTCTACTGCAATTAATACATCTGGAGTAAAGTCTCTGTATATGGCATTACATCCATATATCTTGCCGTATTGTCTCAATTGTTCTAAATCAAAACCTTTTCGGCTTTCACCATTACCTATACAGAATACTCTACTCATTGTTTGTACTTAAAGACATATTTTGACCATAAATAACTTCTTATTATACTTACGACCATGAATATAATCGCAAGATGAAACATTGCCCACACCTCAATGTATATACCATAAAATGGGAATACTGTCAATTGTATTATGATTGATAGTATCAGTCCACTTCCTATATCAAGTGTTCTGTGTATTAAATGTTTACTGTTGGTCATCTTTACTCTCTAGTAGAGGTTTTAAATCTGTTATCTTTTCTTGTTCAATAGCGTCTATTATAAAGTTTGTTAATTGTATTTCTTTTCTTAAATAAAACATCTTCTTTTCTAAATCTTCTAATTGTTTAGCATAATAATCTAGCTCTGCTTGTTTGCGAACTCTTTGAGATATTATGTCTTCTAAAAATAATATCTTCTTATCTTTCATTTAATGACCTCTATACTCGTTTATATCATTAATTGATTTTGATGATTCTTTATCTTCTTCACGGTTACCTTGCCATAATAATTCGTAACCCAATTCTTTTGTTTCTTCACAAAAATCCATCAATTTACAAAATTCATTTTTAAAATCTTTATCTGCATGACTTCTTTCATGTTCCTCAAATGATGACCAATAAGTTAAAATAGCTATATGATTGCCTTCTTTACCTAAGTCACCAACTGAACCTTCTTCACTAATAAAACCTGAATATTTAAATACTTGGCCTGCAATAAAACCCTCGTACTTATTTTTTACAATATTACACATCATTGCTAAATTTTCTTCAACATCTTCTATTGTAACACCTTCTTTTAATTTAGCCACATTATATAACATCACACAATCAAATGGCACTTTGATTTCACTAAACATTATTCTATCTCTGGTTTATAAATTTCTTGTTCATTACTACCAATAATAACATCAGGTCCTATCTGTACTCTACTTGCACATGATGTTATTAATAGTAGACTTAAAATTAAAAAATATTTCATTAAACACAACCTGTTGGTTTTGGTAACCCACCATATTTGGCTATCTTCTTCATAGGACCAGATTCAAATACTTCATACAACTTACTTGCTTTTCTGTCCATACCAAATTCTTTTGCAAATATTCTTACTGCTGGAACTGTGCCTGATTGACTATACATTTCTCTAGCTTTGTTTATATATGTTTTGATTTCATCTGTAATTAAAAAACCATCTTCTTCAGCCATTTGAATCATAACTTCTTCTGACCAATCGTTTGTATTTACCAAGAAACCATCACCGTCTCTATTTAATTCCATATTAATTTTGCCTCCTGATATCGTTCATAAATGATTAAATACCAATCTGTGAAAAAATGGTAATTGATAATACCTACTAACATAATTAATGAACCAACTACATTCACTACTATTAAAGACCAATCTTTCCACAAAATACCTACTATCAACCAACCTGTAATACCTACAAATTGAAAGTACATATTATATGGGTACATATTACTAGCTGTAGTTATGGCACCAAATATCAATACGATACTTGCAAACCATTTTATGTACCAATCTAATCCATTAGATATTTCTTTTTGTACCACTCTTTAAACTCCGGGTCTTTTTCAAATTCTTCATGTAATTCTCTTGAATCTACCTGACCACTACGAATACAGTCAGCAAGTAATTGCCATCTTTCTTCATTAGTATATTTTCTTAACTTAAAAAAACCATTACCCATTAAATTGCACCTACTAATGAATATATAACTCCAATTATTACTACTAAAACAACTGCCTCTACATAGGGACTTCCGTTTCTAGCACCTTCTTGTTCATTAAAAAATTTCATTTTAAAAATACCTCCTTCAGTATTGTTCTTGTCTCTACTTCATTAAACCTAACAAAAGGTTTAAAATTCATTATCTTTTTGTATAGATTGGGCCATACAATTGTTTCTTTAATATTCTTATTCCAATCTTTCATAAAATTTAAATGACAATCCATCACTATTAATGTTTCGGTAGAAATCTTATTTCCAATACAAAGTCGTAAAACTTTTGGATGATTACCATTGGTATCAACAAAAGCATTGTTGGGGTCAATATTGTCCATATCACAAGCAGTAGATATTCTACCCAAGTCTTCTTTAAAATGGTAGTTTCTTGATTCTTTTCTTTTTTTGTATTGTAAGTATCTTTCATGTGATTCTCTTTCTAATAATTTGCCTGACCACAATTTGGTGTCTTTAATAAAGTTTGATACAAGAAAGTCTTCAATATCACTTTGTTTATATTTGACACTAAGTTTATGAAATTGGTATCTATCATTTCTTTTTGTAAATGTGTGCAATTTTGTGTGAACATGGCCAGATGTTGTAAAGTAATCATAATCATCTTTCTCAAAATGTAATTTAAGTGCAAGATATTTTCTGTATACATAAAATCCGTCATAATTGTTCACAACGGTAGTTTACCTGTTTTTTCTATTAAATTTAAATCTTGTGCTTCTAGAGCAATCTTTTCTTTGAGTGGTTTTGATATGAGTTTGCTCACATCTAATGGGTCAATTGAATTGTCTTCACAATATTTCAAAATGGCGTCTAGATAACTTATATCTGGACATTGCCTTTTTACTTCTTCAATCTTTAAGCTAAATTGTTTGCTGTTCATAATATCACCATTCTATAAAAATTCGGGTGGTACTATTCCTGTGTGCCGAGCAAGTACCGAGCTCCGTCTAACAACTACTACAGGTCTTTACTAAGACTGGTTAGACTATCCTTTTTACACATTGACTTGTAATTCCTTTTCAGCGTGCTTATAAAAACTATCTATGGATTGTACTAATGTTTCCATATAGTCTTTAGGTTCTTTTACAAAAGATGTCATTGTGCCATCTTCTGCAGCTATTAAAACTACTATTTGTTCTATTTTTTCATCAAATGTTTCTTCATACATTTTTGAATATGCTGTACATTGTAAAAAATAGTTCTCCACCCAATCTTCTATTCGTTCTTTATTGGATGTCTTAAAGTCAATAACGGATAGTTTGCCGTTATACTCTGCCACACAGTCTACTTGACCAGCAATAGTCAAGTCTTTACTATACATTATTTTTTCTAGTAATCTGATATTATTTATTTGGTCTAGATATGGTTTCATCAACCTGAATAGACCTAATGGTAATACATCTCTAATTGATGGTGTTTCATTACCTAGATATTGTTCAACTAAAGTATGTAATGATTTGCCTCGCCTTGCAGCTCTGTTCATTTCCCATTTAGCAACATCTTCGCCAATGGATTGTCGCCACTTTTTAAGACCTTCAGTTTTTCTAATACTTAAAACTGATGTTACTGATGGATATGATTTGCCATCAATATCATAAAATCTAAATCCTTCTACTTTTTTACCTTTTGTATCTGGTAAAAGAGATGTGTCCACCTCAGTATGTATAAATCTATCTTCACTCATATTTGTACCTTCTTATATTTTATAATGAATATTATATATCAATATGAACATATTGTCAATGGTGGATTGATTAATCTCTCGTTAACTTTAAAAGTTTTTCAATTTGAGCCTTAATTATAGGTGAGCGATTCGGCCAATGAATATATGGCTCATCGCTTTTTTGTAGATTATATAAGAAAGGCAATATCAACTTTTCTATTTCTTTAAATCTAGCTTGTGTTTGTTCATCTGTCTCTGTCTTTGTAATCGTTTCCTTTTCAGCAACTATTTGCATTATCTCATTCATCATACTCTTAATATCAGAGACATCTGTCTTAACTTTAGCAATCTCAATATTACTATTTTCTAAAACTGAAGGGTCAATTTTAGGTTCATCTGATTCAGGTTTAGATATAACTGGAGTAAAACCCCAATCTTCATCTAAATCAAAACCTCGCATATAATCTGGTATATCGTTACTCATTACTTCTTACCTAAATGTTTGTTAATTACTTGTTTGGTTTTTACATCTTTAATGGATTTACTACCATATCTATCTGCTAATGCACTTGTAGGATGTGCTTCTGCAATTCTAGATAAGTTTTCTTTCCAACCTGAATCGGTTTTCATACCACCAACACCTGCAACTATATTTATACCTGTTACTAACGATTTCAAGTTAGGATTACTTTTAAGAAAATCATCCTTTTCTGATATCTTTAGTATTTTATCAAATACTTCACCTGTTTCTGTATCTTGAAATGTGTATGTTGGCATTATAATATTTCTTCTCTTGGTGTTGTATCGCCGAAATACTTCTCAAGCATTTCAATTTCATCATCATATTCAGCAATGATTTTCAATTCTTTTTCAATTGTTTCAATAACATCTGGATGTTCAGCAATACCAGCTGTTTTTTCTAAAAGAACTTCTACATTGATTCTATGTTTTTTTATGTGTCCTTGAGCGTGTGATATTAACGCTTCAAGCATATCTTCTCTAATCATAAGACTATTAACTCCATAACTTTTAGTACACCGTATGATACTATAACAGTAATAGGTATCATTACGATTAATTTAAATATATCTTTAACTTTCATTTTTCACTCCTTTTTGATACCATTCTGGCATTTTTGACGGTGCCTTCCAGGTAGCAAAACTTCTTTTCTTCATTATATAATATTTTCTATAACTTGCTACAGAATCACCATCTACTTTACATTCATCTGGCATAGCAGGTGTTGGTTCTGTTGCAAGCTTATTTAGTGGTATTTTTTTAGGTGGGTTTCTTAAAACATCATTCATCTTTTCAATAGTCAAATGTTTTTTACCATATCTCTTGGTAAATTCATCACCTAAAGCCATCATGTGTTTGTATAACCAATTATAGTTATATGCACTTTCAAGCAACCATATTGTTGATGGATGTTTTAGCCAGCCTGCTTTGTATAAAACTTTTTCTAGTTTTTTATCAGGATGTTTCCATCTTTTTATTTTTCTGCCATTAGCTGTCTTATCGTAATATTCTTTACCATCATAAAATCTATGCACAGTACTTAATAACTGTGCCGATTCTACTATCATTTTACAGACATGTTTATCACAACTCATTTGAGCAGCTTCTACAGGGTCTTTACTCAAAAAAAAGATATTCATCTTAATACTAATATCCAGAAAATTGAAATTACAGATACCATAACTATGGCCTTAACCACATCTGGTATCATATCACATAGTTCTACAAGTTTTTCTATAAAGTCTTTCATAAGTCACCTCAACATAATTTATATATGTGTCCATTATACAGGTATTGGTTGTCGTGTAAAGCATTATTTAATCTTTTTTTTATGCACTATTTTAGTGCATTATATACAACTAAAGAAATCTTCTATGGTACACGCCTCTTTTAGGGAAGATGGTGTATATTTAATTCTGATGGTAACATTGTAAGTAAATTCTTGAGGATAGATTTCTTCACCATAATCATCGGTTTGATGAGACAAGTGTATCGGGTATTTTTCCGTTTCTAATATTTTAATATTTTTCGATTCATTCAGTTCATTGTACTCTGACTGGTTAAGTTCAAACAACTGTTGTATTTTATGCATGTTATCCTCCGTTTTTATACATTGCTTTTATACTTGTCCTCATTTTGACCCCATTCGTAAATTTGATTTAGTTTCAATCTTACTTCATCGGGATTTAATTTGATTAATTCTTCCTCTGATAAACTTTCTATAAATTTCTTATACTCACGGCTATTCTTCCAGTCTTCTTTATTCTCCGTGATTATCTTCACTAGTTTATTTTGATTCTCATTATCTAAATTATTGTCCTTTTTAGGCAAATTTTTAGGTAATAAATCGTTTGGTTTATCCTCCGTTTTTGGTTTTCTTAATTGTCGTAATGATATATTTGCCGATATAAGCATTAATACTGCTACAGGGTCAAATACGAATATCAATATAATAATAATTATTCTAACTGCTTTATCAAAATGATTTGCAGCTTCATCACCATATATAAATTCTGCTACATATTTTATAGGACCTAAATCAGCCTCTAGCTTTAATTGTTCTGTCCTAATCTCAGATTTCTTATCTGATAATTCATTAATCTTATTTAAACTTTCTTCTATAGTATTTTCTAATAATAATCTTTCTTGTTTTTGATTATTTCTTTCTGTAATCGCCCTTTGTGAACTACTACTAAACCAACTTGTTTCTTCAGATTGATTGATGATTAATTCATCCATCTTTTCTAATTGTAATTGTGAACGGTCAATTACCTTCTGTCTTTGTTCTATTTGTTCATCTATTATTTGTATCTGTAATGCATTGTTACTTTCAGGTACAACTTGGTCTAAATGTGCCTTTGATAAAAAACCAAATATGCCTACCGAAGTTATAAAAATTAAAACTACTACAGATGTTGTCAAATAATATTTAATTGACTTTGGTAATAATGGATTATTCCAATTATTATATAACCAACTTGCCATAACAAGTTTTGCAATTTCTAATGCACCACCCATTGCATATATGGCCGTTGTTGCACCTGCAAACAAAGCTGCTAAACCAATTATCGAATAACCGGCTGCAATGATAGATAATGATATGCCACTAATAAGGGTAAGTATTGCTAAAAACATACACCTATTTATGCATATTTTCTACCTTATCTATTATTCTAATTACTCTTTCAGCATAGTCGGGTGTCTCAGAATACTTGTCTAATGTCTTAATTAATTGTCTAGAATCTAATGGCATATTCATAGTTATCATAGTATCTCTTAAATCTCTAAATTCTTTATATGCACTATGATTATTTAAAAGTCTTATATATTCACCAACTGATTCACACTTGTGTTCAAAACTCCTATACATGACCTTTTTATTTTCTAAAGCATGTACATGAGGTTTTGTTTCATCAAATGCCTTTATACCGTAAAGATTATTAGCTTCATCAGATAATCTAGATGAGCCCCAACCTGTCTCTAAAATAGCTTGAGACACCATCATACTATTTGGTATTCTTCTTGATTCTGGTATTGTTAAATTGTGGTAAGTTATACAAGTTTGTAGACCATCTAAAAATTCAACTTCTGTTTCATATTCAAATATAGGATACTTTATAACATATTGGTTGGGAAAAAATGTGCCAATTGTAAATATAGTGAAGGTATAAAAAATACCGATTATTAAAGTTATAGATTTATCAATTAGATTTGTTATTCGATTCACTAATTAAACCTTTGAGAATTTTATACATTTCTTTATATACAGCGATATTTCTCCATAAGGTATCACCTGTTTTTTTCTGTTCATCTTTCAATTCTTTTAAAATTTCTTCTAAAACTAGAATTCTATTATTGAAAGGTTTTACTTTTGCCTTTTTATTTTTACTCAAAAGATTGTCTAAAAAATATGGTTTCTTATTTGACATAGGCTATGTAATGATACCCACCAACATTCTCTGGCAATTTTCTAGATGTAAATACCAACTTTTCTGATAGTTTACTCATTTGAGATTGTAGTTTTTCTCTCTGTCTATCTGTAAGATTATCTTCTAAATCTTGACCCCAATAACCAGTATAATAAGTTATACCAGGTGATGATTCATTATTCTCTTTTAAAAAGTTTTTAAGAACCTTTGGTGTTTCTACTAACTGTTTTTTTAAGTGCTGGTCTATTTCTTTACTTTCTGTGTTCATGCTATCTCCTTTACTTCTTGAACTACACATTTTGGTATTATTGTAGAATTGCCACATTCATCAATACTACCATCTTCCTTAAAATTGAAATCACTAACTAATCTAATGACTTCATCCTCATCACTAATTAAGAAACCTGTACTTAGACATCTAGGTAAGTTTTCTTCTTTTATATCTTCCACACTTCGCCATGATGAATCAGATGTTATATCAATCCAATATACATGAACAAACTTGTAGGGAATCTTTTTTATTTTACTCATCAAATTCACCTGATAATTTTATTACTATGACTGCTAGTACAAATAATATTAATGTCATTGTAGGCAACCAATCTCTTAAAAAGAGAAATAACCAGTCATCGTATATGTTATACATTTAGTAACTCCTTTACTTCAACTAAATTTTTATATTCTAAAACTTCTTCAGACATACTGTTAATACATCTTTTCAAAACTCCGCCATTTCTTTCTAATACAAAATTTAATGGAAATCTTTGAACATCTATAAAGAAAGCAGCTGTATCTTCATCAACTGTTAAGGTTCTTTCATGTTCAACTCTAAAAGTCAAATCATCTAAGGATTTAATTTCAGGTCTTTCGTAATGTGGGTGATTACTTAATCTTTTTAAAGATGATATTGCCCATGTGTGTCTATGAAAAGATTTACCACTTGTCATAGCACGCCAAATACCATCACTAGCTTTTCTTAAAGTTTCACCATCAGCAACAGGTTCATGGACTTCTGATAGTGTCATACCATTTACCTTTTTAGGATTCCACCCACTTGCCATTGCAACAAAACATGCTTCAACTTTTCCCTTGTGCATGATGATAACATCATCAGGTATTTCTAAACCCATTTCTATAATGTCTAGAAAAGGTTCTATGTTCATCGCCTCAGAAGTTTTTTTAACTAACTTCTTTTCTACTGCAAGGTCTGATTCAAATGACATATCACCCCTTAGTGTATTGTATTCAATAAGTCTTTCTTCAAATAAGTCTTGATGATATTCTTTGAATTCAACAGTATTAATTGGTGTGAATCTAGGATTCATGTCAAAAGGAATGTTGATTAGTCCATTAAAGTTTGCAAAGTTTACGCCATAGTCCATATTATATACCTCGATTTAATGATTCCATTATACAGGAATCAAATCATATGTCAAGCACTTTTTTACGATTTTTGCATAAAGTTTTCATCCCAACCAAAAGCGTCCTTCACCATATTACCGTTCAAGCCTTTGAACATACGGTGCAATACCTTATCTTTGACTGCGATTAAAACTTCTGCTTCATCTTTATGAAGGCCTTCTAAAACTTGAATAAACAATGTTTCTTTTCTACCTTTTGTTAATGAAGGGTCAGCACCTTTTACAAAATGCCATAATCTTTTAGATTCTCCTTCCAAAGTAGTATGTTGTGTACCTTCAGGTGCCTCATTTGCTATATATGGTGGTGTGCCTTCAGGTAAATCCCATTGTATATTAGGGTCAAATGCACCTTTGATTATCATTCTCAATCCGGGTGTATCACTCTCCTTTAATATTTCTACCTTTTTAGATTTAACCTTTGCATTGTGAACTTTTTTAAATACTTCACTCATTAAAGGTGCTTGAGAGCCAGCTGTTGTTGACATCTGTTCCATAGCTTTTTTAGATATTAAATGTGGGTTTTGTTCTACCATAATTATTCTCCAATTTCAAAAATCATTTATATTAGTCATTAACGATTTCAATTTATGCTTCATGAAATACGGTAATAGTTTTGACCTATCAGGTATTTCATAACTTCTGTAACTATTTATAATGTTCTCCATTATAGATATCGGTATCTCCTCTAAGTCTATAAGTTTCTTATTTCTATCGTAATTCTTTTTAGTCTGACTTCCTAAAGGTATATTATCTAGGTTGGCCCATTCTTCCAACCTTTTCTTGTTAATAGGTCTTTGCTTTTCACCTGTAACAAAAACATCATCATCAGATAATATATTAGGTATGCCATCTGAACGGTCACCTTTTATTATTTGTTCGTGTAAGAATACTTTAGGGTCAACCCCTTCACCTACAAATTTTTTCTGTATGGGTGCAAATTGTTTGACATTTTCGTGTTTATGTAATTGTATAAAATCTTTATCACCTGATACTATCATTACAGGTTCTTTCTTATGGTTGGCCTCTCTTACTAAGACTGCAATAATATCATCTGCTTCAGCATTATCTATTGATAATACCATATAAGGAAAGTTTTCTTTTATCTCTTCCTTGATTTCCATAATCTTTGCAAATAAATCATCCCAATCTGTGGTAGATTCATCACGGCCTTGTCTTCTTTGGTATTTGTAATGTGGAAATAATTGTCTTCTCCACGGATTGGCAGAATCAGAACATAATACTTGTGTACCATATTCTTCTTTGAATTTAAGATTATAACCTCTGATAGAATTGATAACCATATGTCGTATCATATCAAGGTTAGCTTCTTCTTGGCCTCTGGTTTGTGCCATTACATTAGAAATAAGTACCTGATTTAGGTCAACTAATATCATTGGTCATCCTCAGGGTCTAACCATTCCATATCAGGCACAAAATCAATTTCAATATCACTTTGTATGGGTATAAGATTTTCTTTATAAAAATCAAAACACATCTGGTCAGGATTCATATTGTTATAATCCTTTTCGGTGATGATTGGTGCATAGTCTATAACAGGTTGTATTTTACCTTCATACTTTTCTAAAGTAACCAGTTTATCTATAACCTTTTGTGATATATGTTGTATATCAAAATTTCTATAAGTTGCAGCTCTATACATGTCTGTTATAAATGCCAAATCTTTATAAAAGTCTTTATGTTCAATATTGATATCAGCATCCACAGATGTTTTAATGTAATTGATGGCATGCTCTTCAACTAAGGCCTCAACAAAATTATGTACCTTTTCCTCATTATCTAATGATAAATCTTTTGGTGTACCGTCACCTTTGTTATATGTCCAAACATCATCAAGTTTCCAAGAATCTTGGCCATCATCTCGTTTAACATCTATTTTGGGAAATTGTATAACATTATTTTTAATGTTGCCGTTATCCTTGTCTTCGCTCAACTATCTCTCCTTTGAAGTTAACTAAACCTTCAGTATTAAAATGTTCTACTAATTGGTTGTAACCACCAATAAGATTTCCATTAATCTTTATTTGTGGCATTGTTCTTACTTGTTTACCTATGTCTTTTTTAAAATCATCTACGGATTTAAAATCTTCAAATTTCTTCTCGGTAAAATTTAAATTTAATTTTTCAAGAAGATTTTTTGTTTTTGTGCAATAAACACAATTCTTTTTACTGTATAATATTATTCTCATTTTACTATCCTATAGTGCATTTGCCTTTTGTAAGGTGTATGCAAGTAACATTATCATGATTAAAAATGCTATAATTGGTTCGTAATTTATATTCATGTCATATTACTTATATTTCTTTTTAAGTATCCTTTTTAGCTGGATACTTATTATATTTTCCTTTATCATTTGCTATTTCTCTGCATAATGATTGAATATCTTTTATTCTACGGTTGATATCATCATCCGATTCTTTTTCGGTAAAATCATCCTTGTGGCCGTACTTTGCTATCCTTAATTCTTCTGCCTTTTCGTAAATTACTCGTACTTTATCGCACATTGAACTTATTTTGTGATACATTAGAATTGCCTCCAACTTATAACTAATTATCATATAATGGTGGGTGTCCTCGAAAGGACACCCTTAATCCATTAAGAACTATAAGCGTACTCTGTACCATATAGTGCCTTAATACCTGCAGCTACGATAGCTTTAGATGGCATACCCATACGATATGAAGTATTGTTACGGTTAGTACCTGTACCTTGATTAATATAAATCATGTGTCCTTCTGAGCGTAATGTATCAATCATTGCTCGTGGTGATGTTATATCAAATCTACTTCTTAGTGTTCTCCAGAATACTGGTTCACCTTTTGATAGTAGGTTTAGTACTTTTTGTTTTTTACTTAGCTTAGCTCTTGCCATATTATATTACTCCTTAAAGTTATTTCAATTTTGACATTTTTAGTCTGTCTCGACCATGGTACTACATATTTAAGCCCTTGTCAAGCCTTAATGTAATGTTTTTTTCGCCTCATTTTCCATGCCTTTTTCAATCTCCTCAACTAAAATATTATACTCTGCTAGTAGATTGTCAACATAGTCTCGTAAGTCGGTATTTACCTTACCAGATTCCTCTTGTAATTCTAGAGATGCCTTGATTACCAGCAGCTCATCCATGAATTTTAGATACTCATGAACCATTAGAATCCTCACTAGACAATAATAATATACAATAATGAATTGCCTTAATTATGTCTTTACGGTTTCTACCTTCTTTTTTACCATATCGGCACAAATACTTGATAGCATTTGCTTGGCAAAAATCTTTATCAAGGTCAAGATGTCGTAACATATCTTGTACCTGAAATCCATTTTTATCAGCACTATAGTGTTGAGAATATGTACCCTCAATATATTGACCGATTTCTAATAAAATTTTATCTTCGTTATACTTCACTCATTTCCTCCACTATGTTAGATAAATCATCTTTTGGTACATTAGGCACCTCAACTGATACATTTTCAATCATATCTTCTGTAGAACCACTAAATGCTTTAGGGTCTTTTTTCATCCATAATTCTCTGTATGTCATACCATAATATTTCAAGAAAACGTATTCTTTAGGATTGTCTGAAGAATATGTCTCATACAATCCAGCAAAATTAAAAGGTTTACCATTTATGTCTTCCATACTTTCATACAACTCTGGCATATCTCTTTCCTCTTCCATGTGTTTTTTCATCATGGCAGCTCTATTGACAAAAGTTTCTGTTTTACCACTTAGGTCTTTTTCTTTTGCTGTAGCAAACTCTTTTCTTATTTCTTCTTTAGTGTACATATTTTCTCCTGTTGTTTAATATTATTTTAAGTCTATCCACTCAATGATACCTACTACATAGCCTATTCTTTCTTCCGTATGAGTAGGATTTGTAAACATGGTATTTGCTTCTTTAGCTTTTAACCCTTTTTTATGTGAAATCGTTATGTGAGGTGCACCATCATCCCACCTTTTTAATACTTTTTCACTTTCTGTTAAACTGTAACTATCGTAAAACATATCTGATACCCAAAATGCTTCTATATTTTCATTTCT